GCACTAATCGCACAGCACTGCAAGCCTTAACTACTGTAGCCACCTCAGAGTATGGTGCTATTTACGTAGACGCCTATGGCTCATTTGTTTTTCAAGACCGCCAAGTCACAGTAAGTTCTATTGGTGGTACACCTACACTCTTTGCAGATAATGGCACAGGCATAGTTTATTACGATGCTGCTTGGACATTAAATGATGTGTTAATATTTAATAAAGCCACTGTCACTAGGGTTGGTGGTACTGCACAGGTAGCGTTTAATCAAGCATCTATTGACAAATACTTCCTACATAGTTACTTCCAAGACAACCTACTTATGCAGACCGATGCAGTAGCTTTAGATTATGCCCAGGCTTATGTGGCTAGTAGAGCTGAGACTACGATCCGATGCGATGCCATAGTCCTAGACCTATATACGCCTAATTATGATACAGGAGTAGTTGCAGCCCTAGACCTAGATTTTTTTGACCCTATAACTATTATTACTACCCAGCCAGGCGGATCTTTGCTTGAGAAGACCTTACAGATTTTTGGTGTTCGCATGAATATCAGCCCGAACGCTTGGAAAGTTACCTTCACTACACTGGAAAGTGTCATTGATGGGTTTATAATAGGCAACGTAGATTACGGTGTCTTAGGACAAAACGTACTATCTTATTAAGGAGATATAATGGCAACAGGATTTCCAGCAGCAACAGGTGATGTACTTACCTCTGGCATGTTTAATGGTTTAACTTCATTTACAGTAGGCACTGCAAACACTGCAGATTACACAGCTGTGCTTGACGATCAATATCAAGTATTAGAGATAATGAACAAAGCTAGTGCTATTGCATTTAAGATTCCTACCGATGCATCTGTAGCATTCCCAGTAGGCACAGCCTTAACTGTATTAAATATTGGTGCAGGAACTTGCACAATTAGCGCAGTAACACCAGGTACAACTACTATATTAAGTTCTGGCACAGTACCAGCATCACCAACTTTGGCACAATATAAATCTGCTGTATGTATTAAAACGGCTGCTAATGCTTGGTACGTAGTGGGTGGAATTGCATAATGATTGGTAATATAGTTGCAGGTTTAACAGGTACAGGTATAGTACCGTTTGGCACTGTTAATTATTTAGTGGTCGCAGGCGGTGGAGGTGGCGGTGGTTTCGGCGGCGGCGGTGGAGCAGGAGGACTTAGATGTACTGTTACTGCAACTGGCGGTGGCGGTAGTTTAGAAACTCCTTTATCTTTAAGCCTTGCAACAAATTACACAGTAACAATAGGTGCTGGTGGTGCAGGTGGTAATGGCACTACTTATACAAATGGAACTAATGGTAGTAATTCAGTATTTAGTACAATAACATCAACTGGTGGCGGTGGCGGTGCAGCGCAGGCTCTTGCACCTAGTACTGGTGGTTCAGGCGGTGGAGCAGCATCAACAGGTTCTACTACTACAGGCGCAAGTGGTACTGCTAATCAAGGTTTTGCAGGTGGTAATTCAAATGGTAATGCTGCGCCTTATGCACAAGGTGCAGGCGGTGGTGCTGGTGCTGTAGGTGAAAGCGGCACAGCAAGCTCTACTACCAATTGTTTAGGCGGTGCAGGTGTTGCAACTAGCATTTCAGGTAGTTCAGTTACTTATGCAACAGGTGGTAATGGTAGTTTCAGTGCAGCTCCTCCAGGCGGTGCAGGTCAAAATGGAGCAGCAAATACTGGTGATGGTGGCGGTGGAATTGGAAACGTAGGCGGCGGCGGTATTGGTATTGGCGGCTCAGGCGTTGTAATTTTAAGATGGACAACCGCGACTATTACTATTGGTGCAGGTTTAACTGGCACTACTTCTAGTGCAGGTGGTTTTAATATTGCCATAATTACAGCTGGTACTGGGAATGTGAGTTGGGCATAATGGCACATTACGCATTCTTAGATAATAATAATATCGTTACCGAAGTTATAAAAGGTATTGATGAAACAGAAACTATTGAGGGTTTAGATACCGAAACTTGGTATGCAAACTTTAGAGGTCAAACATGCAAGCGCACTTCATACAACAATAATATTAGAGGTAATTATGCTGGTATTGGTTATACCTATTTACCGCTAGAAAATATATTTATAATGCCTAAATGTCATGAAGAAGCAATACTAAACGCTGCAGCTGCTAAATGGGATTGCACAAATAAACAACATGAAAGAATAATAAGTGAGTCATAAACCATGGCTATGCGCTGCAGGTACACAATTGAGAGATCAGATTGATACCTGGTACCCAGATCGTCGCTCTACCTCTGATGGGTGGTTGGGTGATGCTCGTCATTCCGCCAGAAAATCGGATCATAATCCAGATGCAGGATGTGTCAGAGCCATTGATGTGGATTCTCGCTTGGATTCATCCGAAGGGATCTCAGTATATTTGGCTGACCAAATCAGAATCTGTGCAAAAACCGATAAGCGCATATCTTACGTAATCCATAATGGCATGATCGCTAGCAAGATACTTAATTTTAAGTGGCGCAAGTACAGAGGTTTTAACAAGCACACAAAGCACATACATATTAGTTTTACAAAGTTAGGCGATAAAGACAGCAATCCGTTTGATATACCACTACTAGGGGGTAACTTATGAAGATCAGTGATAAGCAGAAAGCAATACTTAAATCATACTTTAGGGGTGTGCTCGTATCATTCTTAACATTTTTAGCAAGTAATGAGTTAGGACTAGATCCAGTAGTGTCTGTAATTATTGCAGCACTCGCTGGCCCAGCAGCTAGGGCTTTAGATAAATCCGATAGTGCTTATGGCCTCGGTGCAAATGAAGCATGAGTCCAACAGAATGGGCTGGCTTTGGGGCTGGCGTATGCGCCGTATTAACAAGTTTATTAGTGGGTCTACGCTTTCTTATTAAAGGCTGGCTTAACGAATTACGTCCTAATGGTGGATCTAGTATGAAGGATCAACTAACAAGATTAGAACAGCGTGTTGATGATCTGTATTCTATAATAGTTAAGAGACAATAAACACATGGCTGATACAAGACGTAAACGTAAAAAGATCAATAGGCGTGTAGTGCGTAAATCACCAGAGCCATTATCTAAGTTAGAACAACATTATATTTGTATGAACGAGATATACAAAGCTGCAAAGAAAGCTGGGTTTAGCGACAGCTGTGCTTTGTACTTTGTATCAGATAGGGCAACCATGCCTGACTGGGTAGTTGGTGATGGCGGCATCATACCTAGTATTGATCCTACGGAAGAAGACGAAAATTAGGTGGCTCGTAATATCAGATTTACAAATTCCATACCATCATGAGCAAGCAGTTAAGAACGTCATTAAATTGGCAAGACGTGAGAAATTTGATGAAGTTTTGGTGGTGGGAGATGAAATTGATTTTCAGACAATTAGTAAATGGAGCGAGGGCACACCTCTCGCTTACAGTCAGACTATTAACGAAGATCGTGCAGCTTGTCAAGACATCTTATGGGATCTTACTGAGTACAGCAAAAAAGCATCGGTAATTAGATCTAACCATACAGATCGTCTTTACAGCACATTATTAAAAGCACCTGGCTTAATAGGTTTACCAGAGCTTCAATATCCTAAGTTCATGGACTTTGCATCTATGGGCATTGACTATCACAAAACAGCTTATGAATTTCACCCTGGCTGGGTATTAGCACATGGCGATGAAGGTAGCATGAGCCAGCACGCAGGCATCACAGCTCTTAACCTTGCTAAAAAATGGGGTAAATCGGTCATATGTGGACATACTCATAGACTGGGCATGAGTGCCTATACAGAAGCCATAGGAAGCCATTACAGGCCCTTATATGGTGTTGAGGTAGGTAATCTTATGGATAGAAAAAAAGCCTCTTATATCCGCTATGGAAGCGCAAATTGGCAGATGGGTATTGCTATACTAGAAGCCGTAGGAAAGACGCTAACACCCACGTTAGTGCCGATCAATAAGGATGGCTCATTTACAGCTCTAGGGCGGTATTACGGGTAACATCGTTACCTAATCGTTATACAAACTACGCCCTAAATAATCCACAAAGTCGTACACACATGTCACACTATTGCTATGCCACAAATTGTGGTATGGAAAGTAGGGCTACATGATAGAAACAACAGCACCATGGATAGTGCTTTATAGCGTGTTAGGTTATTTTATTGCTTGGGGCGTTTACTCAACAATTAAAGATAATGCATTCCAGTCAGGTTATTGGAAAGGCCGTAAAGACGGCTTTGATATGCACCGCAGAATGACAGATAGCAAAATTGATGCCGACAACAACTGAGAAGCTATTTGACAATGTCATCAAAATTATTCATGACAGAGGTGTCCGCTATGGGCATCCAATTACAAACCACAAGAGGATTGCCGAACTGTGGAGTGCATATCTGGGTTATCCAATACAACCAAACGAGGTTGCAATTTGTATGGCGTTGGTCAAGATCAGCAGGCAAGCTGAAGATCCTGCGTACCTTGACAATTACGAAGACGCAATTGCCTACCTTTCAATCGGTAAAAGCATTACAGACGCTATGCAAGACGATTCAGATGACTGGAGAGACTAATGGCATTTAATTTAGACGACTATACAACTGTCCAAGAAAGATCAAATATATTTTGGGAAAGGTGGCCAAATGGAGCAGTACGAACGAGGATTATCTCGGAGTCAGACACTAGAGTCGTTGTTGTTTGTGAATTATTTAGGGACTCAACTGACTCACAACCATTCGCAACAGGTCATGCGAAAGAAGTCATTTCGGACCGTGGCGTTAATCGTGACTTTGCGCTGGAAAATTGTGAGACTTCAGCTCGAGGCGTTGCTTTTAAGGCAGCTAATATCGGTACTGAAAAGAATGGACCTAGTCGAGAAGAAATGGTTAGAGTAAATGAAAAACAATTTACACCTAAATATGGCAGACCAGGATCTAAGTCGGCTGCGATGGAGTATGCGTTACATCTTACTGACACACAATCTAAAGATATTGCTAACGAGCCTGTTCCTGTTGCTTGGTCTATTGGCGACAGCATTAGTCAAATTAGTGAAGTTCCTACTGTTGGGTTTACTTGTAGGCATGGTGATATGGTAAAAAAAGAAGGCATCGCCAGAGCAACTAATAAACCTTACGCAGGTTATGTATGTAGCGCACCTAAAGGCGATCAATGTGATGCGAAGTGGGCAAAACTTACAGCTGCAGGTACATGGTTTTGGCCCGATGATGCAGAGCCAGGTAAAGGGGGTGAATAAATGGGATATGTTGAAATATTAAACGGTTCAGGCTTTACATTACGCATGG